GCTGCCCTCCTTTGTCTCGCGTTGAAGCGATGCCATGCCCAGCCGGAGGTGTATCCGCGCTTGCGGGCGAGTTCCTGCCAATCGGCCAACGTATGGCACTGTGATTCTTCGCGCCGCGCCTCACGCTTGATCGCCGCTGCGTCGATTTCAGCGAGAACCCCCTCAACCTCTTCGACAACGCGGGCAGCAACGGGCGCTTCATAGCCACAGCCTGGACACTTCGGAGCGGGCCGATAGACGCGATAGCATTGCTCACACTGGCGAACGGGCGATTCCGATGGCGCTGCGCGTGAACGCTTGACCCGATCCTCAAGCGACCATTCGCGCTCATCGTCGGGCAGTCCGTGGCGGAGACTGTTGCCCGCATGGTCAAGGATGATTGCCGCGCTCTTGCCTTCAAGCGGACGAAGCGCGCGCCCGACCTGTTGCAGGTAGAGTGACAGCGATTGCGTCGGGCGCAGCATGATGACGGCTTCAATCGCCGGAACGTCGAAGCCCTCGCCAAACAGATCGACATTGGACAGCACCAAAGTTTCGCCGCGGACAAAGCGGGCAATGGCAGAGTCGCGCGAGGCCGTATCCATCGACCCGTCAACATGTTCGGCCGCAATCCCCGCCTCATGGAATTGCGCGACGATGTTGCGGCTGTGATCGATGGAACAGGCGAACGCGACGGCGCGCTTGCCATGCGCCAGCCGCTGATAATGTGTCACCGCGTCACCAACGATGGAGGGGCGGTCCATGATGTTCGACAGCGCATCGCGCTTGAAATCCCCACCAAGCGACTTCACGCCGGTCAGGTCAGGCGTTGCAGGCGCGAACAGGCGATAGGGTGATAGCGCGCCACGTTCGATCAGCAGCGCAACTGTCGGCCCTTCGATCAAGCACTGGAACCAATTGCCCAAGCCTTTGCCGTCGAGCCGCGCAGGCGTTGCAGTGAGGCCGAGCTTCACCGCATTGGGGAATGCGTCGAAAACGTCCTGATATTGCTGCGCGCCCATGTGATGCGCCTCATCAAAAACGATGATGTCAGGCGGCGACAGTTTATGCAGGCGACGCGCGACGGTCTGGATGGACCCAATCTGCACACGCTGCGACGGGTCCGTGATGCCACCGCCCATGATAAGGCCATGCGGAATGCCGAGGCCCGAGAACGTGGCCGATGCCTGGTTGATGATTTCCCGACGATGGACGAGCCACCACGCGACATTGCCCTTGGCGACGGTGTTTCGGACCATGAAGGCGCTCGTGAGAGTCTTGCCCCCGCCAGTCGGCAGCTGCAACAGAACGGACCTGTCACCGCTGCGGAACCGTTCGCGCGCCCGTTCGATGAGCGCGTCCTGATAGTCGCGCAGGACAATCATGCGGAGCGCGCCATGAAACGACGCACAGCATCCAGAACGGATGTGTGATCGACGCTGAAGATCGATGCGATGCGCGGGAACGAATAGCCACGGTGACGCAGTTGCGCCCACATGGCATGGCGAGCGCGAATAACGTCAGGAGCGCGCGACGCCGTGAGCGCCTGTTCAACCGTAACGCCAAACGCCTCGCCAACCTTCTCAAGTTCCGCGCGGGCATTCTCTGCCAGCACTTGCCGATGCTTGATCCGCGCCGTTGCCGAGCAGGCGATGCAGGACTTCGACTTTACATAGCGCGTCGTCGCCTCGCAGTTCGAGCACGGACGGCCTTCGTATGTCAGTTCACCAAGCGCGCGGGCAGTATGGCGGTTCTCGCCCCACTTCTTCACGCGCTCGGCATAACCAGAGACTTTGCGGCGCTTGATGATGCGGCAGTGCGTGCAATGTGATGTCGACGTGTCCCGCAGCGTGTTGCCGCAGTCGGTACAGGCCGAACCGTGATATTTCGTCTGGCGCTGCTTGATGGCAAGCTGGCGCGGCGTCAGCGTCGGGTCTTCTCCCCGCGTCTCGACGTATGCGATCAGGGACTTTTCGCAGCACGGGCCATGTACCTTGCCTCCAATCGCAATCCGGCGCGCCAGTTCAACCGAGCCGTAAATCATGGAAGCCTGAAAATCGCGCTCTTGGGGTGTCAACTGGTGCATCACGCCACCCCCCGCAGCCCAATGCCGCGAATGGCATCGATCCGGCTCAGCATCCAGCCCGTGAGACATAGCCGTTTCCGGTCGGGCCGCGATATTTGGTAAGACGTTGATGGGAGCCGTCGCCATAAAACACCTCATGGAAGAAAGGGAAAAGGGGTGTGGCGTTGCCGGGATTTGTCGGAATATGCCGTGCGGTCAAAACCGCAGAACCCGAGTGGCCGACGTTGATGCGAACTGTGCACATCCCGGCCTTCGAACCCGCCGCCACGGTCGGGTTAACAGGAGGTCCACTCGGTTGAACATTGGAGACGGACGGGGCGAAGGGAGCCAACCAGACCCCGCCCGTCTCACCTTGGTTGCGACCCAAGGAAATCATGCGGCCTTCTCAGTTGGGGCCGCTGAAAAAAGAGCCTCAATTGCGAGGCGCGTCCGCTTATCCAGCTTCAATTCGCCTCGCTCGAAACGGGAAACCGTTGATTGCGTCACGCCAAGGCGATCAGCCATTTCGGCTTGCGACAGGTTGTGGAGTTCGCGTATCGTTTTGATGTCCATGAACGCGCATATATGCGCATACGCATTAATGTGTCAACCATGATATGCGCGAGCGCATAAAATATGCTTGGATATGCGCGAGCGCATAAAATATGCTTGACGTTATGCGTATGCGCATTTATTCATCCCTTCATAGCCAAACGGCATGGAGGTTTTAATGCCATTCTACGCAATCGACATGAAGCATCAGCACCTGAGCGAACACGCTCGCGCGGTCATTGCCGCCCGCTGTGCCAAGAATAATTTTTCAGAAGCGGAAGTTGCCAAAGAGCGGCGCATGGCCATCAACCGGGTGCGTGGCTATTTTGCCTGCCGTCGCAATGGCCTGCGTGAAGGACCGTTCTCGCCGCGTCGCCTGCGTTGCGAGGCGCTTCAGAAGATCGCTTATTACAAGCTGATCCGCAATCACGTCCGCACTGAGGCCGCAGCATGAGCGGCCTGAATCAAGCCGCGCGCGTTCTCTCGTTCGTGCAGAGCGAAGACCGTCCAGACTGGCAGCGCCTTTGCGATGCGGCTGGCAACGCCGGATACGCCCGCCGCGCTCTTGAGTTTGCGCTGGACGATCTGCGTGACGGCGACGCGCCGAATGCCATCACCATGATTAAGCGCGCCATCGAGCGCCTTGGGAGGAATATATGACCCGCATCACCACAGACACCGCCGAGCTGATCCACGCGCGCCATTCCGAATGGCTGGACGGTTTCAAATCAGGCACCCTGTTTACGCTTTTGCTGACTGTCATTGGAATCATGGTCGCGGGGTGGCTGGTATGACAATCACATACCACCCCGACGTAGTTCAAGGCAGCGATGAGTGGCTGGCGATGCGTTGCGGCATTCTGACGGCTTCGGAGATGAAGAACATCATCACCCCGACGCTCAAGATCGCCAACAACGACAAGACGCGCGCCCATGCTTATGAGATCGCGTTCCAGCGCATCAGCCAGTATGTTGAGCCGCAATATATCTCGGATGCCATGCTGCGCGGCCAAGAGGACGAAATCTACGCCCGCGAAGCCTACAGCCAGCACTATGCGCCGGTTGTCGAGACAGGCTTTGTCACCAATACCGCGCACGGCTTCACCATCGGATATTCTCCCGACGGCTTGGTTGGCGATGATGGCTTGATCGAGTGCAAGAGCCGCTGCGGGAAATACCATGTGCAGACAATCGCGGCAAATGAGATGCCCGACGATTACCTGATCCAAGTGCAGACCGGAATGCTCGTCACTGGCCGCAAGTGGCTGGACTTCATTTCATACTGCGCGGGCCTGCCTGTCTTTGTGAAGCGCATTGAAGCCGACGCGGAAATTCAGGACGCCATTCTCACCGCCGCCGCTGCATTTGAGGCGCGCGTTCAAGAGATCGTCCAGGAATACCGCGCCACCCTTTCGACCATTAAACTGATCCCGACCGAACGGCGGGAAACGATGGAGATAATTGTATGACCGAGATGATTGATATTAAACGGAGCGCCGGGACAAGCATTGTCGCGTTGGTAGAGGCAACGCCCGCTGTTGTTCTAACCGACAAGCGCAAATTCAGCGAATTCTATGAGGCCATGAAGGCCGAATGCGATGCGCATGTTCCTGACCTGACCACCGAGAAGGGGCGAAAGGCTATCGCCTCGCTGGCCTATAAGGTGGCGCGGACCAAGACGGCCATCGACGACGCCGGTAAGGCGCTTAATGAAGAGGCCCGCGCGCGGATCAATGCCGTTGACGAGTCCCGTCGCGAAATCCGCGCCCAGCTTGACGAACTCAAGGATGAGGTGCGCAAGCCGCTCACCGACTGGGAAAACGCCGAGGAAGCCCGCAAGGCGCAAGTCGATCAGGTAATCAACTGGCTGCGTGATGCTGCCAAGATTGAATTCGACGAAACGGCGGACGAACTGCGCGCCCGCATGAAGGTGGTCGAGAAAACATCTTTCCCGGCTGATATTTTTCAAGGCCATGCAGCGCAGGGCTCGGCGCTGAAGGCTACCGCACTTTCCGCACTCGGAACTGTCGCGGCGCGCATGGACCAGGAGGAGGCGCAGCGCGCCGAACTCGAACGACTACGCGCCGAAGCCGCCGAGCGCGAAGAGCGGGAGCGCATCAAACGCGAGTCCGAGGAAGCCGAGCGCAAGCGGGAGGCAGAGGTGAAGGCGGCCGCTGAAGCCAAGGCCCGCGCTGAGGAAGAGCAGAAGGCGCGTGAAGAGGCCGCTGCCAAGGCAGCAGAGCAGCGTGCTCGCGATGAAGCTGAAGCCAAGGCCCGCGCTGAGCGGGAAGAGACTGAGCGCGCCCATGCCGAGGCACTAGCCGCAGAGCGCCGCCGCGCCGAAGAGGCTGAAGCCGCCGCCGCTGCTGAACGCAATCGCATTGAGCAGGAATCTGCTGATCGTAAGCGCGCAGAAGAACGTGCCATCGCTGAACAGGCAGCGCGCGAAGCCGACCGCGCCCATCGCGGCAAGATCATGGGCACTGCGAAGGAGGCAATCATGGACGCCGGACCAGTTGATGAAGTCATAGCCCGCGCTCTCGTGCTTGCCATTGCGGCAGGCAACATCCCCAACGTCGCCATTCGTTTTTAAGGAGCAACCCATGACCGAGATGATTGATATGAGCCAGTTTGTTGAGGCCAAGTCAGACCAGATTAACGCGGACGACCTGATCGGAGCACCCCGCACGATCACTGTCACCCGCGTCACTGGCTGTGAAGGCGACCAGCCGATTGCCATCTATTATCAAGGCGACAACGGCAAGCCCTTCCGCCCCTGCAAGACCATGCGCCGCGTGTTGCTCGCAGTCTGGGGCCGCAATGCCGCTGACTATGCAGGCCGGTCGATGACGATCTACCGCGACGACAGCGTTACGTTTGGCGGGTTGAACGTCGGCGGCATCCGCATCAGCCACATGAGCCACATCGACAAGGAAGTGCTCGTCGTTGTGATGAAAACCAAGGGCAAGAAGGCGGGGATCAAGATTCTGCCGTTGACGCAGGCCGCGACCCAGCCCGAAGTCGGCATCACCGACGCACTTGCAGCCCTGAACGACGCCGTTGACATGGCCGCGCTCGAAGCCGCGTGGAAGTCGAAGAGCATGGCACCGTTCCGCGAACAACTCCGCGCCGATCTGGATCGCCGTAAGGCGGAGTTGACCGCGCCGGTTTCAGAACCCGTCGAGGTCGAAACCGATCCATTTGCTTAATTCCAAGGGACAGGGGAGAGCCTAACAAGCCTCCCCTGATAGATTGATGAAGAAAATTAACAAACTCACGCCGGAGCAAGAGGCAGAACTACCCGCATTCCGCGCCAAGTATTTGAACATAGCTTGCGGTGGACATCGCATTGACCGCGACAAGCTGC